CAGCCGTGCTGATCATGGTACGCCAGAGGCGCTGCGACAGGCAGACGGTCTGCAGTTTGAAACAGTGGATGGCGGCAGGTTAGGGAGTGTCAAACGTGCCTACATCAGCAGGCAAACGCCAATGGATCGATACAAGGCAAGGGGGCTGGTGACACAGCGCCAATACGATGCAGCACATGCGTTTTACGTGCTCTACGATAAGACGCGACAGGCAGGCAGAGTGACGTCAAACTATGACAGGATCATTGTCGATGGCGGCAGTGGTGGCGGGATCAATGAGTATGCATTCAGCGACTACATCAAGCTACAGCAAGCCTTGGGCATGGATTACGTGAGTGTTGTCCGGGCTGTGGTGGTGGAATGCGAGAGTGCCGCTGGCTGGGCCAAGCGTTACAGATTGCCGTCAAGGATGGGCATCGAAAAGCTGCGGGATGGGCTGGATAGGCTGGCGAAGATCATGGGTGTGTCGTGAGGGCGGCAGGTGATGAATTAACAGCAGAACGCAGGTGACGTTGTGTTAAGCCGCCCTCAACGCAGTGATAGCATAAGCGCAACTAAAACTAAATATGCTGCATACAAATATAATCTATTGACCGACAAACAGTTGATGTGCCAATCGGTGATACAATAGCTTTCCCTGTGTTGGTTAACTGGCGTCCCTTTTGGGGCGCTTTTTTTTGTTTGGAGGGTGCAATGGCTGGACGCAAACGCAAATGCACTCCAACTATCATGCGCAAGATTGCCGAGCGATTAGCTGAAGGCGAGACGCTCATTGATATTTGCAAAGATCCTGACGTGCCAAGCTATCGTGCAATTACTGATGCTGTGCTGGCTGACGAGGAAGTCTATGAGATCTATCGACGTGGCCGTGTACTGCAAGGCGAATACTATGCTGACGTTATCAACAGTTTAGCAAGGTCGCCGCTGCCTGACGTGGATGATCAGCGCAAGCTACATGCCGAGGTCAATCGACGTAAGCTGGAGATTGAAACGCTGAAGTGGACAACATCCAGAGTGCAGCCAAATGGTGTAAGGGATCGCAAAGAGGACGCACCACAACAGCAAGCCATCACAATATCATGGGCTGGTGGTGATGTTGACGTGAGTGCAGATGGCTAGTAAAAGTCCTGTATATCACTCATCCAAAGCCGCCGAGCTACGCGCGCAAAGATCAGCATCAATCGCCCCCCATAATTGTCATAATGATAACTCGTTGCGCTCGGAATAGCTAAGTTGTTGTAATTAAACGATAACACTGTTAACATAATATCGATTATGCGCCTTACAACACCTTGCGGTTGTTTTGAGAAATCCCAAACCCCACCCCCGCGATAAATTTCCGCCCCTTCTTATAGCGTAGAACCCGTCCCAAAATCTCACACATCCACTGCCAGCGGAGGCCAACCCCTGTGGAAATCGTAATCCCATATGCGCCGCGTCCTCTGCAGGCCAGCTTGCATGACGAGATGCAGGCCAAGCGCTGGGGCGTTGTGGTTTGCCACCGTCGATTTGGCAAAACCGTGTGGGCCATCAATCACATCCTGCGCGATTGCATTATGTCCACTAAGCCAAACCCCCGCTATGCATATATGGCCCCGACCTACCGTCAGGCTAAGAATGTAGCTTGGGATTACCTCAAGCAATTCGCTGGCAAGATCCCCGGCGTTCGCTTCCATGAGACTGAACTACGCTGCGATCTACCCACTGGCGGCAGGATCAGCCTGCTAGGCGCTGAGAACCCCGACAGTTTACGCGGGATATACCTTGACGGCTGCGTGATGGACGAAGTTGCGCAGATGCCTGAGAATGTCTTTCCTGAAGTCATCAGGCCAGCCTTGTCTGACCGCAAAGGCTGGGCCACCTTTGTTGGCACCCCGGCTGGCCACAACGCGTTCTTTGATTTGTACGAGCAAGCAACTGCTGACGATGATTGGCTCTGCGTAGTTAACAAGGCGTCAGAGACAGGCTTGCTAGATCAAGACGAGTTAGACGCTGCCCAGCGCATGATGTCTGCTGATCAGTACGCTCAGGAATTTGAGTGCTCTTGGAACGCCAATGTTCCCGGCGCAATCTACGGCAAGGAACTTGAGACAGCGCAAGCCGAGGGCCGCATCTGCAACGTCCCGTATGACCCAAGCTGCAAAGTTGACACGTTCTGGGATCTTGGCGTGGGCGACAGCACGTCGATCTGGTTCACCCAAACTGTTGGCAGGGCAATCCACGTCATCGATTTCTACGAAGCGCGCAACGAAGGCTTGCCGCATTATTGCAAGATGCTGACTGACCGCAGATATGTTTATGGCGATCACCACGCCCCGCATGACATTGAAGTGCGTGAACTTGGCTCAGGCAAATCACGGCGCGAAGTTGCTTGGGATCTTGGCTTGAATTTTCGCGTCGTGCCTAAGTTACCCCTTGAGGATGGCATTCACGCGGCGCAGATGCTGATCCCCCGGTGCTACTTTGACCGGGAGCGCACCAAAGACGGTTTAGAAGCGTTGAGACAATACCACCGGGCGTACAATGAGCGCACCAGATCGTTCAGAGCATCCCCAGTGCATGATTGGTCATCACATGCGTCAGACAGTTTTAGATACCTTGCTGTTGGAATGCGGCAACCCCGCGATCACCAGCGTGTTCCGCAGCAAATGGCTGTCATGGAATACGATCCCTTCGCGGCATAGTTAGGAGATAGATATGGGCAGCATGGCATCAGCAGCGGCTAACGATGTAAAGACTGGTTTAGGCTTGCAGCCAAATACTGGCGATCCTTATGTTGACGATGGCCGCACTGGGTTTGATAGACGCACCGAGCAACGCAAAGCCAGAGAACGTGCGGCTGAAGCTGCGCGCGCGTTTGGCGATGACAACCCAAGACCCAGCCAACCCGCACCAGCCCGTGCAGCCCCTGCGCCCAACTACGGCATTGGCGCAGTAGCCGCTGCCCCATCAGTGCCAGATCCTGACGCGATAGGCGAAACTGAGCAAGCATTGTTAGACGCGCAGAAAAAAGGCCGCTCATCCACGATTACCACCAGCGCCAAAGGTTTGCTGTCTGGCGAGGATGACACCCGCAAACGCCGCAGCCTTATGGGTGGATTAATATCATGATGATGAACAAAAAGAAAAACATCGCTGGCGAAATGGGTGCCAAGTCATCCCAGCCTGCCAAGCGCCGTCAGACTGTTGACCCATTGGAGCGCGCCAGCCAGAAGATGGAAGGCCGCATGAAGGGCGGCGATCCCCGGAAGGCCAAGCGCAAGTCAATGATGAATAGCTACGGGCTGTCCTAATGCAAGTATCCCCGATGATTGCGCAGCTTGATCGGCGCTTTAAGCAATTGCAAAGCCAGCGCAGCAACTGGGAAAGCCACTGGCAAGAACTGGCAGATTATATGCTGCCGCGCAAAGCTGAGATAACCCGGAAGCGCACTCAGGGCGATAAGCGCACCGAGCGGATCTTTGACGGCACGGCGATCCACGCTGTAGAACTGCTGGCGTCTAGCTTGCATGGTATGCTCACGTCACCATCTACCCCGTGGTTTAGCATGCGTTACCGCAACCCGGCATTGCAAGGCGATGACGAGGCTAATGAATGGTTAGAGTTGGCCATCGATCAGATGTATCAGGCGTTCAACAGGTCAAACTTCCAGCAAGAGATCCACGAGTTATATTATGATCTGGTGACGTTTGGCACCGCCGCCATATACGTCACTGGCGATAAGGAAGGCTTGCAATTCAGCAGCCGCCACATTGCCGAGATTTACATCAGCCAGAACGCCAAAGATCAAGTCGATACAGTTTACCGCAAGTTCAAGCTAACAGCCCGTGCAATGGAGCAGCAATTCGGCGCTGATGCTTTACCTGCTCAGTGCATTAAGGATTTGAAAGAAGAGCCTTACAAAGAGCACGAGATCATCCACGTTGTGTTTCCGCGTGCTGACGCCAAGGGCAAGCTGGCCAAAGCCAAACCGTTTGCCAGCATTTACTATCACGCTGACAGCCGCAAGCTGTTGTCTGAGGGCGGTTACGACGAATTATGTTTTATGGTGCCCAGATTCAATAAGGATTCTTCATCGTCTTATGGAAGATCTGTATCGATGAACGCTCTTCCAGACACCAAGATGTTGAACAAGATGTCTGAGGTCACCATCCGGGCCGCACAAAAGCAAATCGATCCACCGCTTATGGTGCCTGACGATGGCTTTATGTTGCCTGTGCGCACAACCCCCGGCAGCTTGAATTTCTACCGCGCAGGCACCCGTGATCGGCTGGAGCCACTACAGATCGGCGCAAACAACCCTTTGGGCCTGAACATGGAAGAGCAGCGCCGCAATGCCATCAGGCAGGCGTTCTTTGTGGATCAGTTGCTAATGCAGAACGGGCCGCAGATGACGGCTACCGAGGTGCTGCAACGTAACGAGGAAAAGATGCGATTGCTTGGCCCAGTGCTAGGCAGGCTGCAATCTGAACTACTACAGCCTTTAATCACAAGGTCGTTTGGATTGCTTCTCAGGGCTGGCCTTCTCCCACCAGCCCCTGAGAGCCTGCAAGGGCAAGACATTGACATTGAGTATGTCAGCCCATTGGCGAAAGCGCAGAAGCTGACAGACTTGCAAAGCATGTTGCGCGGCTTTGAGGTCATGATGCAGGTGGCTGAGATTGCACCTGTGATGGACTATTTGGACACAGATAAATTAGTTAAATATTTGGTCGAAGTCACAGGCATACCCGCTAGGGTTGTACGTAGTGATCAGGAAGTCGAAGAGATGCGCGAACAACAACAGGCGCAGCAAGCCCAGCAAATGCAAATGCAGCAACAGACGCAAACTGCTGAAGCGATGGGCGCAGCTGCACCGATGGTGAAAGCTGTCGGCGGTCTGGACATGCTGCAACAATGAAGCAAATCGAAGATCTCAAGTTAGCATACCGCCGCACGTTTAATAGCGAAGATGGCGAGACTGTGCTGGCTGACCTTAAAACACGGTTTGCCTTTGAGCAGACCACATTCGTTTCTGGCGACCCACATCAATCGGCGTTTTCTGAGGGACAGCGCAGCGCTGTGCTGCTGATCGTCAGAATGCTGTCTGAGGACGCCAAACCCAAGAGGTAAATACCCCACATGAGCGAAGAGGCAACCCCGTCAGCGGGATCTCCAGACGTGGCTGATGCAGCCCCGGCAGTTAGCTTTCTTGACAGCCTGCCAGAAGATCTGCGCGGCGAACCCAGCTTACGCAATTTCAACGATGTTGGCGCGCTGGCTAAAAGTTACACACATGCCCAGCGCATGATTGGCGGCGATAAGATCGGCAAGCCAAGTCAAAGCTGGACAGACGATCAGTGGACTGAGCATCACATTCACAGCGGCAGACCCGACACGTCTGACGGCTACGAGTTTAGGCTAGACGGTCAGCTTGCTGACAGCACGTTGGAAGGCTTCCGAGATAGCGCCTTCAAGGCTGGCCTGTCAGGCAAGCAAGCGCAAAGCGTGGCTGAGTTTATGGATGCCAGCTTGGGCCAAATGGCAACTGACCGTGCTGATCAGGCTGAGACACTGCGCCACGAAGGTGAGCAGGAACTTAGACAGCAATACGGCAAGGCTTATGAGCAGCGCATGGACATGGCGATGGGCGCTGCAAGGCAAATGCTTGGCGATAAAGTCAACATCCTTGAAGAGGTTGAACTGTCTGACGGCAGATTGCTTGGCGATCACCCTGAGATCATCAGGATGTTCTCTGCGTTTGCTGAACAGATTGGCGAGGATAACCTCGTCGGAGAAACAACTGAGATGGTGATGACGCCCGACGAGGCGCAGCGCCAGCTAAGTGA